GGCCAACGAAAACTCATGTTTAATCCTCAGTTGCATATACGGTTCGTTCTGCAGATGTTGCTTGTCGTTCTACAAAAACTATTCTATTTTCTTGTGGTATTCTTACTGTCCTGTTTGTGTCAAAGGCAGAAACAAATATCAATCTACTTTCATTAGGTATACGTACAGTTCTAGATGCTAAAGTAGACATTATGCTGCCTCTGCTATGTATACTGTACGTCTACGGCTATACTGCTCTTGCACAGCTTGAAAGTTAAATACTATTGCAGTTGTGGTTACTGTACCTATTGTACCTGTTGCTGGTGCAGACGCTAGAGCTTCACGTACTTTAACTTGTGCTAGTGCTTGTACAGAACCTGTTGCGGATACGCTATCAAGCTTTTCAGTTGTTTGATCTTCTACTTTATTTACCGAAGCTGTAGCTGTGACACCTGTTAACGTTAGTTGTGAATCTGCGTGTAATACAAGAGTTCCAATAGAGCCTGTAGAACTTACGCTATTTAAGTTTTCATCTACTTGTGGTTCTACCGTACCAATAGCACCTGTTGCAACTACGCTTGTACTAATACGTTCCGTAATGTCAATTTCAAAACCACCAGCAGCTACAGATTCAATAGTTCCTGTTGCTGATACACCTGTAATATCTTCTGTTATATTTGGAGACAGTGTTCCAATAGAACCTGTAGCAGCTACTCCTGTAAGTGTAATTTTTATAAATGCATTAACTGTACCTATTGCACCAGTTGCACTAACACTATTAAGAACTTCAGTAGGTTTTTCTTCTACTGTATTTACACTACCTGTAGCAGTTACTCCTGTAAGTGTTTTGGAGATGTCTTCAGCACCGTAAGCAGATACGCCATATCTACCTATACCAAATCGTGCTGAAGCTGCTATAACAGCCATTAGGCTATGCGAATAACTGCAGTACTAGTTCCTACTGCTGGAAACTCAATTGTCAAATCACCTGCTGTAGCACTAACCGTTCCTCCAAAGTCAATGACAGCAATAGCTTTATTAGATGCTGATGAATTGTAAATAATACATCCATCTGCAGAAGTTGTTACATTAGAAAATACTTCGTCAGCAAAGTCTACCATAGCAGTAGTACCTGAAGTAGTAATAGCTGCACTATCTAAATTCTGACCACCTGCTGAGTAGTTAGTACCAGATGATTCATCAGAGTTACCTGTAACATCTGAATAGTTAGTTGTTGCTGCACTATAAGTACCAGAAGGTGAAGCTTTAATAAGTGCAAGTTTTATTGTGTGAGTATCCAGATCATGAATACCGCCAAGCAGTTCACTTTTAAAACTTGTACACATTGCTGTTGTAATACCCATGATAAATCCTCTTGTTAGGTAGCCTAAAGGGGCCACTCGAAAGCAGCCCCTAAAGTTAGTTACTTATGCAAGCAGATCACGATCTACTTCATCCGCAGTACCTTCGTTGCCCATGTCTGTGCAATCCATTAGGATAGCCCATACACGAAACTTACCTGAAGTAACAGCACCACCTGAAAGGGTAGCAATTGTTACATCAATGTTGTCATTAGCAACAGCCATTACAGGTTGATATGCTGCTGGATTTTGTGCTACTACTGCTGCTGCAGATGTTGCATCAAAGCCATCAACAAATACGTCAGCATCTACCATACCCAAGTCTACTGTAAAAGTAGAGCCATCGGATGCAGTAGTAACTTCAATACCTGCGTTCATGACCATAGTACCTTTAGGTACAGCAATTACAGGAACAACATCGGATGCTGCAAGTGCAGAACCTTTGTCAGACAAAGCTGTAGCCCAATTTAAGGTAGTTTGAACCATATACGGATTACGACCCGGATTTTGATTACCTCGTGCCGCTTGGAGTGTGTTATCACCTAATGCCATAATTCAATCCTCCCTTACGCTGCGTTATATTTGGCAGTTACGATTGCTTCTGGACGAAGAATCTTCCTACCGTATAGATGCATACCACGAACAATGTCAGCAAAGCTGTCAGTGTCACGATATGTTTCAGTTTTGTTGATCTGCTCGGCAGTGGCTACTGCAGAGTCATGACCAGCTACGATAACACCATAGTTAGTGTTTTGGTTTGCAGAACCTGTTGTACCTGAACCTGTACCTACTGAAGGTAGGTTAGAGGATGAGTACACACGGAAACCGTGTAGGTTGTTGAGAACCAAACCGTTACGAAGTGCACCAGACTCACCGTAATCTGCATTCAGAAGACGTGAATCTTCGTCAGCCATGATTTCCATGAATACTGGATCTACAACCAGCCAGCGACCTTGCTTATCAACTTGTTGTTGGTCAAGCAAACGAGCCATACGAGCTACAACCATTGCTGGTGAAGCTGTTGCTGTTGGTAGTGCAGTTGCACCCGGCAAACGTGCTGCAATTGGAATCGAGTGATCCCCAGCAGAACTTGTTGTGATGTTGCCGAAAGAGCTTTTGATTAACTTCATAGAAGTCAATAGCTCATCTGTACCTGCAGTTGCTACTGCTCTAACACCATTTACTTGGTCATTAACAGTATCTGCATCTGTGTGCAAAGCTGATTGCTTGTAGCCAGACAAGTAACCAAGAACTTCTTGGTCATGCTGGTCAGCCAAACGATAAGCTGCACGGTTGGTTGCAAGATCCATAAAATTAACGTGACTATGAGCTTCTTCAATGTCATCAATTTTGAAGGCAAAATAGTTAGCTTTGTCTACAACCAATGAGAAATCCTCATCGTCAAGATCTTGTGCTGAGATAGTAGTACCACGAGCATAGCTGCTTACGGAAATCTCAGGTTCTTTAATGATTTTAACTGTATCACCTTGGGCAGAAATTTCCCCAAAATAATCAGAGTTGGTGATGTCACCACATACAGTACTCTTGCGGAAAGCAAGCTGTACTTTTTTGGAGTAGATTACGGAACTAAAGTTACCGTTAGGTAAGTTACCGTGTCCTCCTGCTGATGTAAAAGCCATAATAAATCCTCCTGATAGTTGGCTTACTTAAAAGCTAATACCAATAAGAGGCTGTTACTTTTCTAGGGTGCGTAAGGCTAACAGTCGGCCAACCGTTAGATATACGGGCCTATACTTGAACAGGTAGTTCTTCCTAGTTTAGACTTTATTGGAAATTGAGTTGAAACAAAAGGTAGTCATAAGAGGCTTTTGTTTCATACTCCCTAGTTATACTATTGATTTTTTATTTGTCAATAGCTTATCTGGCATTACCAGATACGTCATAGACGAATTTACCATTACGCATTGCTTTGTTAATTTCGTCTGCACGTTCTTCAAATTCTTTATTAGACATTTTAGCTACTTCTGACTCACGAATCATTTCATTAGCATCAGTTACATCTACTTGTGTTTTACTACGTTTAGTCACAGGTGATGCTGCTGCTTTTTTATTTGCTTTTTTATCTTTAAGGGTAAGACCTTTGTCTATTTTATAAAGATCAATAACACGTACTACTGAGTCTGGATCATCTGCATTTTCATATAGTGCATCTTTAACCCACTTAGGTTGTTCATCTGCCCAATCATGAAACTCATCTGACTCACGTAACTTATCAAAGTCTGAATGAGATTCTCGAATTTTATTTTCAGACTTTATTCTATGAGCTTCTGACTGAGCTTCACTAAGTTCTTTTAATCGAGTATCAGCTTTACTAAACATTTCCTGTGCTTTTTTAGTAGCAATAGTTTCTACTATTCCAGCTACATCAGGGTACTGTTTAGCCCACTCTTCAATATCCTCATCAGACTTAGGGGGTGTAAGACTACCTTTAGCAGATTGTAGGCTTTCTAACTTTTCATCCCACTCTTTTTCCTTTTGTTGCATATGACGTCTTAGGTCACCGTAGCGTTTTTTAAAAGACTTTTCTTCTGCAGATAACGTTTCTTCTTTAACTTCTGTATCGGCCTCTTCTTCTTGAGTAACCTCTTCAACTTCTTCTTCTTCTGCATCTACTGGGGTTTCTCCCCTTGCTTCAGCCTCAAGTCTTTTAATCTCCTTAGCTTCTTCTTCCATCCGTTGTTTACGCTTTGCGTTATTGTATCCACGATCAACGAATCCTGCAGTTTTTGGTGTTTCCACTTCTGATAGTTCAGGCATATTATTCTCCTTATGTTGGGGTCAGCCGTAGCCGAGTAGCCTTATTATTTTTTCTTTTTGGGTCTTGATACTAATCCACCTGTAGCTTTACCTCCGCCACCGCCTGTGTATTTTTTAGCGGCAGGTTTACTAGAAACATTAAATGTTCCTGGTCCACCCGAAGGTACAGTTGGTTGATAATTTGAATTATTATTACTAGAAACATTAAATGTTCCTGGTCCACCCGAAGGTACAGTTGGTTGATAATTAGTAGGTTGAGAACCTGCTGGTGCACCTCCACTATCACTACTAGAAGAACCTCCAGAAGGTTTAGGTTTAGGTCTAGGAGAAGCGCTAGGTGCTGCAGAGCCGGGTCTTACATAAGCTCCTGTATCGTTATCATCTTTTCCGGGTTGATAAGTCATACCTTTTGGTGCAACTTTTTCCATTTGTTTATTAAACTCATCTTTATTTTTAAATATTTTATTATTAAAAACATCTGTATCATTTAATCTTAAAGGTACATCAATTTGAGTAGCATTAATTTGCTTTGCAAGTTCTCTGCCGGTGATAAAGTTTTTAAATTGAGTTAAATCATTATCCTTAATATAACTGTTAAATTTACCTGTTAAAGCAGATACATCTTGCCCCTGAGCTTTAAGTACTGCAATATTAGCTGCTACTTGAGCAGCATTAGATGCCTTTGCAAATTTACCTAAAACACCACCACCAAGTAACAATTCAGCTACACCACCTATTACACTTGTAGGTCCATCTAAAGCTGCAGAAGTTTCTTGAGCTAAAGTTTCAAAGTCAGTATAAGTATAGTTATCCATCCAAGTTGTGCTATCTTCACCCTCATCTTCTGGAGCAATACTATCATCATCTCTTGTAGGTGAAACAGTTGGTAAAGGTACTTCACACATTTTAGTGTCAGGATTATAAACTAAACCTCTAGCTTTACAAGTCTCTTCACTTTCTACTGGAACTTCAGATTCTGTAGTGCTAATAGCAGTACCACCTGCAGGGGTTTCCCAACTAAAGTTTGGACTGTAAACATTGGGAGTACTTATAGCTTCTTTAGCTGACATTCCGGGTGGATTGTAAAAACTAAAATTACTATTGTAAGGAGACATATCTGTTCCATTAGCTGCACCTGCTGCCATAGGTTGTTGATATTGTGTTTGTTGTTGTTGATATGGATCTGTTGGAACCATACCACCCTGTGCCATCATAATAGAATTAATCTCCTGCATTTCTTCTGGAGAAAGATCGCCACCCATAGCCATCTGTTGGGGTTGAGGAGGTGTAGGTGCTGGACTGTATGGTGTAGGAGCTTGAGGCATAGGGGGTTGCATCTGTTGTTGCATCATAGGGGCAGCTTTAGGTCCACCAACAGGAACAGGCTCACCACCGATTCTACCATTAATCTCCATGCTTTGCAAGCCTTCTTTTGCCTTATTACGTAAATCTTCAAAATGTTTTACGCCAAGGTATCTTACGACATCAGCAGGTACAACGTATTCACCCTCAGATAACTGTGCGGAAATATCATCTCGTACTTCTTTAGCCATAGAACCATTAGGAATAGGATTACCTGATACTGGGTCTTGTTTCATCCCATCGTCTTTTAATCCACCTTCTTGCATAAATGCCATTTCTGTTTGTTTATTCATATTACCAACCTCGCCCCCTTGAGAGTATGTTCTATTTTTAGAAGGCATAAAACTTGCCTTATAGGTATCTGCATCAAAATATTTAAAGATAGAATTACTACCCTTTTGATCCTCTATAATTTTAGAAGCATCTTTATTGTAAGTAACTCTTCTTACACCGACAATATCTTTAAGACTTCTTGGTACAATATTTACTAACTCACCTAAAGTTTTTTCACTTCTTTGATTTCCACCTAACATATTTACATATTCACCGTTTCTTTCTCCGGTGTAAAAACCCACATGAGTTACTTTATTAAGTTCAGGCACTCCAAATAAAAGAATGTCACCTTCTTGCATTTCATCAAAACTTACTTCTTGTCCGTAGTTTTTATACTCTTGTGCTCTTAATCTTTTGTACCTGTCACCTTTACCTAAAGTATCTGCACCCATTTCTGTAAGGATATGATTTACAAAAGCTGCACACCAATATACCCCTGCTTTAGTTACATCTTGATTAGGGTCAAAAGCACCTAATGCTTGAGTTATAAACTTAGTAATTGTAGGTAAACTTTCAGGATCTAATTCTCTTAAATTAGATTTAGTTCCAAGATAACCACCAAACTCTTCGCCAAGATCTTCTTCTTTTGAAATGTAATCTAGTTCAATAGCCTTTTTAATTGCAGACTGATACAGTTTTCCTACTTTTTGCTCTAGCTCTTTTGGTCTAGCTTTAGGTCTAGTTAAACCTAAAGGATCTTTTAATTCATTTAAGTCTTCAGTAATTTCTTCTGCAAGGTTTTCTGTTTCTGGTGTTTCAAGTAGTGTAGATACTTTTGCTTTATCCCTTACATCAGCACGTTTTTGATTTTGAAGTAAATTAAATTTTTCTTTAACCTCTGCTTGACGAGTTATTTCTGCTTGTTGTCGCATAGAAGCATCAGGAGTATAAGGTCTTCCAGTAGTAGGATCTATAATAGCTGGATCACCAGAGGTAGGCATACCCATCATTTGTTCTGTTTGGTTTACGGCTAGTCCACCTCTATCAAATCTAAACTGTGGATTATCTGGTAAATTAAAATCTGTAATATCTATTTCTATTCCTACAGAGTTTTTATCTTCGGAATAAGATATGTTTTCTGGATTTTTATTTTTAAATTTTATTTTACCATTTGTTTCACTATTAAGTGTTCTTAAAACTTTTCTAACCCCATCACTATAGGTATTCTTAGCGGCTTCTAAACTTAAACTATGAGCGTTAGATATAACTTTAGGGGTAGGAATATATATTTTATTTACCCCCTCACTTTTAGATTCTTTAATTACAGCAAGTAAAGACATTCTAATTGTATCAG